ATTGTATGTATTCGTATATGTTTAGATTATATCTATTGAAATAATAATCACGTAATTCATCCAATGCACCGTATGTGTCATTGAATTCATCTGCTGGGTTGCCAATATAGTCATCAATATTGAATTTACCCAATGAACGAACAATATCCAAATTAATCTCTTTCATTGGTGAAAAGAATAATCCTAACTTACTTGAACCATAAGTAGTTTCATCTTCTGTCACCGTAACTGTTTTCTTTGAATTCAGATAATTATCAGTCGATTGATCTTTAAATCTAATTTTACTACTATATCCAATACCAGTTGATGGTATTGTTGCAGTTACAGTCCGTTCATATGGTATATATTGATACGGATACGTAGTAACAGTTGTAAAATTAGAAGCAGTTGCATAACTAGCTGTATAATCGAGATTCGATGATACATTTTTTATAGCTGTGTCGCCACCAGCTGCTCTATCTTTTGGATATTCAAAGTCTAATCTGAAAATTAAATCTGTGGTGGATGCACTTACATGATTACCATCAATTGCATCTGGCATTAATGTGTGATTCTCTACACGAGACTCACTTAATGCAGTTGTCCATAATCTAAAATCATCAATACTACCAGTAAGACCAGCTCCCATTTCTAATTCAGTTCCATATGCCCATGTGGTGTTACCCGTACTAGCTGTTACTTGTGCGTACCCCTCATTACGGATTCGTTCATTGAACCCCTCTTTAGCATACACATCAAATATATCAACAGAACCACTTGTATATTTATTAACCGCAATTTGTGTATATTCATCATTAAAGAATGGAAAATAACCAGTCGATGCTGATATAGGGTTACTACTACCCGTGATATTAAACACTATCGATGCAAGTGAACCCGTACCAGCTTTTACCTTTAAATCCCAACCCTCTGCTTGAATCAATGTATGATCCTGTCTAGCATCTGTATTTACTCGTACCTCAACACAATTTGGAAAATCACTTGTTATATTATATGTTTTCCATGGGATTAAAATAGAAGCCGTATTATCACATTTTATTGCACTAGCTCTATCATCAAATGTAAAGGTATTAGTTGTACTATCAGTTGGATCAACAGTTCCACCGAATTCCATAATACTTAACATAGAATTAGGAATTCCGTAACATGCCATAGCAGCTGATAATGACCGTTTTGTACCTTTATGTTTATACAGATATGGTAAGTTATTTATTAAACGCCTCCATACCTCTGTTTGTCTTTGTTTTCCACTTGTAATTGATGATGATGTTCCGTCCTCATGTTTACCAAATGCGTATTCCCATAAGAATTGAGAATTAGTCGAACTATCAACTTCCCATCCAAGTGAACCTAACATATGATATAATAAATCATTCGTAACACCCGCATCAAACTTATGTACTAGTTTTTTAGAATCCGTTATACCACTTGTATAACTCCATATTATATCAAAATGTTGTCCTATCATATTAAAAAACAATATGAACTCTTGTCCATTTGTATCATTTATAATATGATCAGGTAGATTATACACCAACGCGTTTACATTAGTATCATCATATGATACCGCTGAAGCCTTGATTGTATTATACCAAGTAGTGGTATCATCGTGAGTAGATGCACTTATAGAAGTTTGTCCTGCACCTGGATATGATAATGAACTAGATACAGAATACATAGTATATTCAAAATCATCAAATCCAGATTTAACGGCTTTGATACTCCCACTTATTCGATTTGACTCATTTATAACCGCAATTGATGAAATAGCAGATTGTGTTGCTTTTAATGTGGTTAATTTATCCTCATAAAATTCTAATAATTTGATTTTGTAATAAAAATTCTCGGTACGTTCTGTTGCTGATGAATATTTTACAAAATTAGTCCACATATAATTGGAACCTGATGTATAATCTATATTTAATTTGGTGAGTGATAGTTCATTACGTCCAATATATTCGTTAACCAATTCGGTTGATGATATTGAACCACTTGCAACTAAACTATCCATTACCTGATATCCAATATCATCCCCAAGTTCGTAATTAAAATTAGGTGTTAATGATATACTAGTATCAATTACTTCATCAATTAAAGTAATTTGTTCAATAATTGGTACAGATTGTAATTTAGATACCCATAGTAACTGATTAGTTTGAATACTACGATCAAGTGGTTCATATAATTTGAAAACCAATGATTGTACTTCTTTGGTTTTAACTAAACCACCAGTAGTACTATCGGGTATGAATTCAGAAAATGTGTCAGAATCGGTTGCCCATGTTGCTATTAATTTATTATCACCATCACCGAAATGAGTATAATGTGTTAAATATTTTGAAGTTTGTATATCGAATACGGTTGTATCTAATTCAGGAACAAACGCGTTTCTGATATCTCGGATTACCTCACTACGTACTAAAGTTAAATTACCTTTATCAAATTCAATAGTTATTTCTTCTGGATTACCGATTGTTTTATCAGAACCCTCAACATTAATTGGTACAAGTATTAGTTTAAATGTAATAATATCTACGTCTGGATCTAATACTACTTTTGCTCTTGTTAATACGTCTTTAACATTAAGAGTAAGTGTACCTTGTGGTGTTGATTTGCATAAAATGTGTTCGGCATCGTAACTCGATACATATACATTTATATAATTTGTGTTTACTGATTGCCAACTTATTTTGAATGGATGATTATATCCAGTAAATGATGCACCAATAATATTAGCAGGATATGTAACATGTGTGATATCAGGACCAGGTTGTATATCTTTATTTATTACATTTATTGTAATTCGTTTATAGTCACCAACTTTACCCGTATCAGATTTTGGTTGCAATAATAATATATACTTCCCAATTGCATTCGAAAAATCAGCCTTTGTCAATACTAATGAACCAGACTTCGCTATTTCTCGTTTTGTACTACCTAATTGGTATGATATTATATCCGTGAATTGTGAGTAATATGGTATTTTTAATGGATTAGTATCTGATATGTTATATTGTAATTGATCATTATCAACCAATACAATTGGTGTATTATCAGGTGGTGTATCTACTAATTTACTACTTTCTACGTTAATAATAGTAACACCATCTTTTAACTCTAATCTAAAATCATCTTCAAGTACGGTTGGTGTTATTTTACCCTTTGTGGTTACCGTATATTTAGTAAATTGTGCACTATCTTCTAACGCGGTGCTACTAAATTGGATCCATGGGATATCACGTAATGAATTACGCTTAAATTTCAATGAAACATTTGTATCATTGATAACAAAATCCTCAATGTCATTAGATGTATTATATTTCACAACACCATCACTAAACACATCACCAATAATTTGAACCTCAATTGTAGATTCATCCCCTGGTATTGCTTTGAAGTCAAATGAATCAAATGATAGTGAAAGATTACGAATTGATGAATTAGAATCTGTTAAATCTGATAATGTTTTGACTGGTTGTTGAACCCATCTTCCATTTATATATTTTTCTAATACAATTTCAAAATAGTTCATAACTGGTTCATCAATTGTAGTTACAACTTTTACATCTGATTTTGTACCAAATGTGGTATCAGTTGATGTAGTTTGTCGCACAGTCTCTTTTAACGCAGCTAATATTGAGGTCGTACCACTACTTTTTGTAGTAGATGTTCGTGTTATTGGTGTTGTTATGGGTTCACCCTCTAACGTTTTTTCTGATATAATAGGTGCTTTAGTTTTTTCTGATATAACAGATGGTTTGGATTCTAATGTGGTTACTTCAACTGATGGATTATCCACCACTTTAGTAGTTGTTTTAAGATCGGTAAATACACTTTTAGTACTTATTCTATATTTTGTAAGTGTAATATGGCCTGGTCTAATAACGGTTATTACACGTGGTGTTAATAATTCTTTATCAGTATATCGTAATTGAGATGGTGTTATTTTATTTGTATCTATTCCATCAATTTGAATTGTTGTACCTTTAGGTGTACTATTTACCGATACCACTACTATATTATCCGTAGGTGGTAAATAAGCACAACTACCATCATCGACAGTTGCATTTGGGTTATAATTTAATGATTTAGGATCGGTACAACCTCGTATAATTTTAATAGATTCACCCGTTGTTGTATCTACCTCAATTGCTTTATCTGGTACAGTTAGTTTGAGCAATTCAGTATTTGTACGAGTACTTAAACCAGTTTCCGATTTTGAACCTAATGTTTCACGTGATGTTGTATTTTGTATTGATTCTGCCATTATAGTGAATCTATCATCTTTTATAAATATAATTAATTATCTTTTGTTTGACCCGTAGTTTTAGTTGTTATTCCACACGCAAACCCACTTTACCATCTATCGTTAATTTCTTATTTTTCTTTGTTTTCTTGTATACCGTGATATTTTTATCTTCAGGTAATTTATGAGTAATCATATCTATTTGTTTATATTCACATACACCCACCTCACCATAATTAGAAGCACGTGGATCATTACAAATCTTATTCGATATCTTCATTTTTTGAATTTCACGGATATCCCCCGTAAATTTAGGTTTACCAATATATGATATATTTAATTCATCATATTCAACACCTTTAATCACGGTTGGTTTTTTGTGTTCGTTAACGTATTCAATGTACCCCCTATCAGACCACATATAAAATGTTTTTGTAACTAATGTGTCAGGTATTAGTTCATCCTCACGTGGAGGACGTTTATGTATGATTTCTTTTATTTCACGGGGTTCAATTATTTTATCACTCTTAATAACTTCCTTCAGTTCATCAATATTAACATTGGTTTCTTCAACAAAAACACTGTCTTTGATAATTTCACGATATGGTAATACAGAATCAACTACGGATGCAATAATATCCACGGCTGTATCATATATCTCAATTACTGATAATGCTACACTAACATCATCAGGTAATGGTTTTCCATAATTTAATGATAATGGATTATAATCACAATTTGATACAAAGTAAATCATAGCTTCTATATATGTTGAACGAACATCATTAAGAAATTTATCAAAATCATAAATCTTAAATTCATCTTTAATTATATCAATATATGATTTACTAGAAATTGTATCACCACGTGATGTTAACATGTTAGATAATACTTTGTGTAAATTAATTTGTTCTATGAATTCATGAACAAAGTGCATTGTATCATCTCTAAACTGTCCATCTTTTAAAAAAAGATTATATCGCTCTTGTAAATCAGCTATAACAGTATCATCAGTATTACCCTTTACAGGTATCACACGTATTTCAGTTCGTGATGGTGATATATCATGTATCCATAATTTATCCTCAATTGTTATATCAGTTCCAATACGTCTATTTAATAAAGTAATTTGTACGTTAAATATCCCATTTGAATATCCCGCGTCTTTAATTAATTTTTCTGCATTTATTACATATTGATTTGAATCAATGTGTCTATTATCATCTACGGTTGATATTGTAATATATTCATTAATATTTGCATCATCTAAATAAACGTATCTAACTAGTTTACCCGAATCACCTTGTGGTAATTGATTGTTGTTTGAATCGAATAACATAAATTCAATAACATCAGTATTATTATGTTGATTGGGTAATGTACTATCCAACCCAAACGGCGATTTAGTAACACTTCGTTCAAAAATCGTCCTATCAGCTAAGGTTATTTTATATCCCTTATTATCTATTATTTCTTTAAATCGTGATATTGCCATTATAAATGTTATTTAAGACTGCCCCGAACTGGCCATTTTACTATATCTGGAACAATTGATTTCTTTTGTGTAATTATAGTATCACTACTTTTGTCTTTATCGTTTGGTATCACCTCATCTCGTTTACTAACTCTATCTATTTTTGCTGAAACGGTATCAAGTTTTGATTGTAATAATTGTTCTTTTAATTCGTTTAACTCGTTAATAGAGTCAACGCGGTTGTTGTTATTGTTTATAACATCCAATTCTAACTGTTCACGTCTTTTCCTATCCGCATCAGATGTTTGAATTGCTGATTCAGTAGATGATTGTAAGTTAGTTATTGTTTGTTGTGATTTATTTTGTTGTTTACTCAATTCATCAGCCCTACTTAATAATTCATCATATTTACGTTGTAATTCAGTATAAGCGGATTTTAACACGAGTGCAGTTTTCTTTTTAGACCGCGGTTTTATTAACTCGGTAATACTCACATCAATGGTTTTTTTAAGTTCACCCTCAATATAACGAGCATTTTCAACAAGGCCTTTTACATCACCAATAGTTATACTTCGTTTTATACTAACTGTTTCATTCATTGTTGATTACTCCTCTAATGTAAATGTTAAATCATCATTCGTAAAATGTTCTATTACACCATCTCTATTGATTTTTATCTCAACGTAGTAATCCCTATTAACAGGCCAATTAGTTAAATTCAACTTGAAATAGTTACCAGTTGAATCACAACTAATCTTAGTGTAATCACTAAATGGTATAAGTATTTCCTGTGTTACTGCATCTTTAATCTGATAATAACTAGTGCTTGGTAAATATTTTACATCAGTATATGAATATTGTGATGTATATGTTTTTAATGGATATTTTTCACGTCCTATTACTGTAATTCGTGGTGTACTTCCTGTTTTATATCTTGTTTTTAATCGTTTATATCTAATTGAAATATCAGCTGCCGTTAATTCAGTCAATGAACCCGTTGCAAATACTGCATCGTCCCACCCTATACGAATTGTAGGTTGATATATGGTATTCGTTTCTTTACCAAAGAATTTAAGTTGTCCATAATCCAATACATTATTTTCAGCAGTTGCACTTAATTTCAATATAAATCCCTCATTTGGAATTGTACCCTCTATCCAATCTGATAATGATGATGAAACGTCCATCATTATATCCGTTGTTTGATAATTAAATGATTGTGTTGCCTCTGAACCCGTGTACCAAGTTCCACCAACACCTGTTGCTGAACCCGTTGTTCCCGTGGCATAACTACCTGATAACCAGTTTGTGTTGGTTCTTCTTCGATTCCACGTTACACCATTTACAGTAACATCATCAAATCTAGTACCGAGTCCCATTTCCCATGATTGTGATACTGGATGTGCGTATACCGAATATTCAGTTTGAACCGCATCACTTTCACATTCACGGAGAATAAGTTCTACCGAAGATGCAGTCACCTCACCATTTGATATCAATGAATCAACCGTACTCGTTTCAAATTTAATCAACGTATGTGCTATATCTAACAACGAACCCACGTAGGTTTTTGAAATTTCTAATACCTCATCTAACCCAGAGTTTTGGGTTTCTTGTTGTTTATATATTGTTGCATCTTTTGATGCTGTCATGAAATAATACATTGTATTTCCTTTACTTTTTACACAGCCTTACCTTGTATATCAGTACCTGGATATTTAACCTCAAATACTGATGGATCTAAACTTGGATAAAGCATTTTATTTTTTGTGGCCTCATTTATATTATATGAATGCCGTGAGTATGTGCCTTGAGATTTATTAGTAATATCACACTTCGGTACAGATTGTACACCCTCAATACCTGATATCATTAATTCTAGTTCACTTATGTTAATTGGCATATTAAATGTCCAATCATCAATATTAAAATAATCAGTAACCGATTCGATACACCTCACTAATACCTCTCGTTTATTATAACCACCGTATACTCTTATCTCAAAATCTACGCCGATATTTACAATAAATCCATCAATAATATTAATAGAATCAGTTAACATCTTATACTCATTGATATAAGTTCGTAAATTTTCCTTAACAGCTGTATTTAATGAAGCTAATTTTTTATCAGAATTATATCCCAAGATGTATAAATCAACCGTATATGAGTTATGACCTGGGGTTTTGGTTGAGGTTGCGTGTGCCTTAGTAATACCACCATATTTTGGTGGTAATGATAATGCTCTCACGTGATAATCTTGATTTGTTACGGCTCTATTTTGAGAACCAAAAGTTGCCAGTGCGTTTTGTCGAATTTCCTCAACGGTTTCTGCACCTCTTCCACCCGTAGCAGCCGTTTCGTTCTCAACTGCTATAGTAGTTTTCATTCTTTGATATAAACGGTCTTGATCGGCTGAGAATACTCTGGTATCATCCTCAAACTCAATTGATTGTATGCGTGTTAATTGTCCCTCTGTTACGTTTGAATCAACACCACCACCTACTAAATACGATACTGTTAATGTAGTGTTAGCTGGTGCTTGTCCGTATGATTGTGTTTTTAAGAAATTGGCTGGATCAAATGATGCACCTAATTTATCTATTGATGATTGTAACCCCAAACCAACATTTTTAAAGGTTGGTATTAGAGTTTCATCACCAGCTGTTGAATTTCCACCACCAAATACCAATGTTGTGGTATTATCCGAGTTTACCTGAGTAGTAAATCTTCGTGATGTTTTAATTAATCGTAATATATTTGATACCGATGTACTGTATGTACTTAAACCTGAATCAGTTTGTGTTGATAGTGCGTAGTCAACGAATACCATTTCTTGTGCCATATATGGTACTTCATACCACTTGTTATCATTTGAATCACGAACATCGTACACATCAATCACATTGGTATCACTAATAACAATTTCAGAAAATTGATCTGGTGATGTGAATATCTTTGTTGTTGTTTTTGGTGTACCTGAGATAGCATTTACATATTTCTTTATTAGATAAAAAGTTGGTTCGCCTGTTACGGAACTAACCTCATGAACACTAATTTCTCGTCCATCTACTACATTAAAATCCAACAATTCCGTTGTTCTAAATAATGTACTTGTATCACGTGATTCTACTAACATACCCTCACGTATACGTAAGTAAAATCTCGAATCAGGTGAATTTTCATCACCAGTACCAACCGATGGTACTAATTGATATACTGCTATTTGTACTAACGCAGGTGTTGTAACTTTTGACTTATATCCAAGATATCTAGCTAAGTTTACCACATTCTCTTTATCCTCAGCATATAACATCATTGATTCTTTCAATGAATCATCAATGTAGTATGACAATGTATCACCAATATACGATGCCATTTCCATGAACATCATTCCAGGTGATGACTCGTTAAAATCAGAATAAGTTTGAGGAAAATATGTTTTCGTGTATTCAATTAAGTTTTTACGAAAGCTTTCAAAATCCTTGTTAAGATATTTTATATCCCTTCCCTGATTACGTTTTTTAGTTATGCTATTTAATGCCATTACTTGTTATCCTTGTATTGTAAATGTTATTTCTTGTAATGTTATATCTGTACCGACCGTAAATCCAATCTTCAAATTTGATGTATAATTATCTTTCATTACATCCGTCATATCAACATCTATATCTTTAACCGTGATATATGGTAACCAGTAGTTAACACTCTCGATTATAGTATCTTGTAATTTTTGTTCAAATGCATCATCCATTGGTTCAAATAATATTGAATGGAGTCCTGTTCCAAATAATGGTTGCATTACTCGTTCACCACGTTTTGTAGATAATAAATTCAATAAGTTTGCACGTGCCTGATCATACGAAGTAAATGCTTGTCTAAAATATCCAGTATTACCACGTTGTACAGGTAACACAATACCATAGGCATAGTTATTAAATTCAACCGTATCTTTTACTAGTTTCGAACCTATTTCATATGACATAAATCAATCTCCTTTATCGTATTTCCAATTAAAACCACCGCAAGTTTTCAATGCACCACTACAACATCTACCAATATTGCATCTGTTTATACCAAGTGATTCACTTGCTAATTTTATATATTCCCAATATTGGGTCTGTTAGTTTATATACGTAATAGTTCATATTATTATCTTGTTTTGAATCTAGCAACTAATTCCGAGTTATCCCGATTTAATATTCTATCTAATCCTGCTAAACCGGTACTAACACCCATACCATTATTTTCTGGTGTATTGTTTGGTGCCGGTGTTTCATATCCCATTTTTTGTGCCATTTGAGCTTTAAGACCGTCAATGCCACCTTCAGCTATGTTTGTATTGAAATTTACAGTTTTATCATCTGAATCAACTGGTATTGCTGAATCCATCGGTGTCATATTAAATGGTGTTGTTTCGTTCAAAATCTCATTTAACACTGGGTTTGAACTTAATAGTTTCATTTTGAGATTTGGTGGTGGCGTGGAATTCACAACGCCTCTGTCTTGTTCTAATACAGCATTGGCTAATTTAAACGGATCCACCTCAACCTCATTAACTTCAGTTAATCTCTTATTTGAATGAGCTGTGCCCATTTGTTCAAGTAGTATAGGTAATTGTTTTTTAACTTCCTTAGCAACTACTCGTTCAATAAGTTTTCTTAATTTTCTTACGTCCATTTTACATTATAATTTGTTGTCTAAGTATAAATATATCATTTATATATTTTTACTATTACACCATAATTAATGTGTTACGGGATGGTAAATCCAGTCCATGGCAGGACACCTGGAGCTGGTGTGGGTGTTGGTACAGCTGGATATAATGATATAGTGTTATATAATCCTGTGATTGTTGTTAAATGAATGGTGATAGCATCAATTAAATTATCTATTAAATCAGCGGTATCTTCCGTTGGTGAATTCGGCCCTAAATTTGGAAATGTACCTGAATTTAGAACAGGAGCTGATACGGTTGATACGTTCACAATAGATCCAATAGCTGGTGTTATTGGTGGTGGCATACTACTTAATGAAGCACCCGTCCAATACATAATGATACCTTTACCGATTTCAAATACTATACTATGTTCACCCTCTTTTTGTTGTAACATAGCCATTAACGCTAAATTTACCAATTGTTCCATAGCTGGTTTATTTGCTGAATCGATTGGTACAGAATCTATTTGACTTTGAAATCCACGTTTAATTAACAAATCATATTCGTCTGTTAATTTCTTACCGAATTGTTGGAAATTCCCGATACTATCTGGATCATCCATCATTGATTTCATATTAGTTTTGAAAAGAGAATATGACATTATTCAGTAAAATTTAAGGTTGACAACATTGTTTGTAATTTAGCCTTAATACTTTCAAATACAGGGGCGTTAATCGGCCCAACCGAAGTAGGCCCTGCTGGTGTTGAATATACTTGTTTATTTATGGCATCAATTAATTCTTCTAATAGTCCTTTAAGTGTTTCTCCACGTATAAGTGGTTCGGAATCAGATTCTATATTCAAATATATCTTTCCACTTCCACCAAGAAAATACATGTCATTATCATTTGTGTTTAATGTAAATTCACCATTAAAGTTAAGATATGCACCAGCTTCACCATTATCAATTGACATGAATCCATCCGAAATAAATCCCCAATTTCCTTTTGAATAGAAAATCATTTCACCTGCTCGAGCAGATAATATAATTCTATCAGTATTTATTATAATCTGATCACCATCTAATTCAGATGGATAATCCAAAAAATTATCAGGAGTTGTATCAAAATCACTACTACCACCATCATCTATTGTGCCAGGTTGGAACAATGATTGATATTTATTTGAACTCAATACTATTGATGAACCATCGCGATTTACATCTTCATCTGTTATATCAAATAGTTTTAATTCTGATAATGATTTATCATTTTGTCGATTTCGTATGATTATTGTTGGTGATATCTTTTTCTCTTCGTTATTATACCCACTAAATCTTATTGATTGGCCGTACCGTGATTGTATTATCTTATCACCCTCATATAATAATAATGCATTAGTTTGAGTTGGTTCAAAATATTCACCCAGTGTTGTATCTCGTTCCGATTCACCACTTGAATTCGGTATGCCAGTACTTGATGAGGTCTTGTAATCCGATGCTTTATTCGATTTAGGTTCTGTATTTGGGTATAATGATAAATCAGCATTTTCTACGGCGTTACCTTGATTTAGTCCTGTATCGGGAATTCTTCTATAATAACGCCTGATACCAATAGTTATTAACTGAACGGTTTCACCTATCAACGGAACATCAAGTGATAGTGAATCATATGGTTTCATCACAAGTAGATCTTCAACTGCGGATACATTATCACCAAGTGGCCGAATTAAACATGAACCAATTACTGATAAATCTTTTCCAGAAAATACTTCAGCATCCGAATCGTTGATTCTCTCATGATCTTCATTCAATATTACATCAATAACAACACCCGTTAATGGTGGTTTCTTCGGAGCTTGATAATTTGTTGTTTTAGCTCTATTTGAGGACGCTATTCTATTGCTCATTGGTTGTAAGTTTTCCTTTAAGTTCGTCTAACTCATCTGCTAATTCATCTACTTTGGCATCATTTATCACATTTGATTCAACAACGGTTTCATCTATTTCTTTAAGTATTTGTTCCTTTTCCGCATCAGTTAATACACCAGCATCAACTCCTTCACTTTGAATCGAAGCTGATATTATACGTTGTGCTATAGTGGCCATCTTTACCAACGAATCATCGTTCTTAATAGAACTATCAACCAAATCTCGGAGTAAGGGCCCCAGCGTTGCATAATCAGTAGCTGATTTTAGTAAATCCTTTACATCTTTTATTAATCCCGAAATACGTAGTTTCTTGGTTTTCTGATTTGTGTATATGTCAGAAAACAAACCACTTAGATTTTTGCCTGGAAATAATTCAAATTCAATATTCATAGTTTATGATATTTATTCATTATATAAATATATTAAATAAAAAAACCTCACACTTTCGTATGAGGTTAAATATTATGTATTTTTAATTAATGTTATTCGTTGTCTTTCCAAAATTCATCAGTTGGTGAGGTAACATCACCTGTATCTAAATATTCATTTAACATTTTAGTCTGATGTTTTTTCATTATATTTACTACTTTTGTAATATAATGTGTTTTGCAATCTGTCATTTCACGTATGAGTAAATATAACTGTTTTTTATTGAAATTTTCAATATACTCACTTCTACGGAATAATTCAAGAATTGCATCTGCTATTTGAATATCTCGTTTTTTAACAAAGACTTTTGTTAAATTAATATCCCAATATTGTAACATTTTATTCTTGAATTCTTTGAACTCACCACCCTCTTCGTCGTGATAGAATTGATCAGGTGGATTCCATGTTTCAGACATTTGTGACATTATAGCTGTTTGTTTCCACCTCTTATAGTTGTTATTGTTGTTTAGAATAAGATGATTTTTTGCTACAATTGTAAAATATGAAAATGCTCGTCCCAATGCAGGATCGAACATATGCATTTTCTCTACCATAACAGATACAACATCACGTTGAACATCTATATCAGGTACATCGAAATACACGAATTTGAATTTATTAAAAACAACTTCGGCTAGTTTTTCAAATGGTGCTTTAATGTGATCTTCATAAATCTTACTACGTTCGATTGGATCATCACATTCATTAAACAGTATAATAGCATCTTGTGCTGGTTTACCAAAGTATATTTTTGATTTCTTTGCTTTTCTTTGTCTTGGTATCGCCATATTATACTTTCTCGCCTAATTCAGTAATAGCCTGTTTTATATCATTAAAGATAGCACCAACTTCGTCATCTGATTCAAATGCTCCTTTTGAATCAATTTCTCGTAATGTTTCTAATGTTTTTGAAAATTCTCGATGCATCGTATCTCGTTCATTGAGAACGGCATCTTCAAGTTGGTGGTTCTGCCGTAATAAATTACGTACACCAATGCCAAGTATGATATTGAATATCAAACTTAGTCCTAAAAAAATCTCTAGTGTCATGTTTTCGTTTGTTAATCTAATTGTAATGCATATCCACTAAATTCATGTAGATATGTTGTTAATTTTGTTTTATAATTATCTTGTGGATTATCACCGAACTTAAAAAACCTTTTTACGTTTCCCTGTCCTGCTAAATGTGCTGCAGCTAAAATCCCACTTTCTGTTATTATTTGTCCATGAACTCGTTTACCATCCCAATAATCTATATACTTCTGTAATTTTGATTTATTATGTAACAGAAGTTTAATCATTGTTTTATCTTGAAATTCAGGATTATTAAGAAAATCCTCCTTTGATATTTTAATACCCAATCCTTTTAGTGTTGCCTGTCCAAATTGATAACAACCCATATATCCAAGTGTATTTACAGTATCATATGTATTAGTACTTTCACTGTGTCCAATATCTTTTAAAAATTTATACAATTCACTTTTTTTAGTTTTTTTAATTACCACATAATTTTCTACAGGTTCTTGCACCATATTCCACTCCAAATGATCATATATCATGGAGTAGTTAATAGGTGGAAGTTGTATTATTACCGTACTATTTGAAGTTGGTAATAAAGTTGGTAACATTAGTATAAATAATAACAATAATATCCATCGTTTCATACAATTTATAATTAGTTAATACTTAGCCATTCTGATCACAAAATCTCAATTTCTAGTTGAGGTAATAACAATGCCTTTTTATATTTCATAAATCCAGTTGTACCGTCTTTTTTATACCGAATCATCACACGTTCATTTCTTCCGTATGTTTTCTCTGATTTTCTCGGTACAAACCATTTCCGTAAATCTGAATCAATCATGATACCATCTAAATGATCAATCTCATGTTGAACACACGCTGACTCCAACATACCCAAATCAGAATAGAAATCGCTAGAATCTTTCCATTTGTATGTATCTGGTTTAAATGTCAATTCACCCAAGTTATCAGTCATAATCGTTACTTCTGTATGACGTTGTACTTGTATTGGTGATCTCATTGATTTATCAATTGATAAACATTGTTCGTAGTATGATACCACGTTTGTCGATTTACTTATAATACGTGGATTTATTAAAATCAATGTATCCTTTACCTTGACAATACACATTCGTACGTCAATTCCAAGTTGATTAGCCGCCATCCCAACCCTATCATCGCCATGGTTCTTCAGTTCAACTTTTAGTAAATCTGAAATTTCATCAATATGTTCTGTTGTCAGTTTTGTTGGACGAACTGGTATTGATAATTTATTTTTGTCTTTTATTATATCCATAAATGTAACTTATATATAGTAAAGATACGAAAAAAAGTTGACATATCCTATGGATATAAATAAGATTCCATAAATTAATAATGCTATTTTTCTATTTTTTAGATTTGTAATAATCACTTTTAATAGTTTTAAAATTGATAACGATCTTCGGAAAGATATATTTTACGTAATATCATCTTAAGCTCTCTTATAGTAGTATCAGCATCTGTGTGTAATATAGCTATTCCTCCAGTATTTTCCCATGCTTCACAATTTCTTTCCATATCATCTATTAAAATATCATTGTTTTTAATAAATTTATATTTATTTTTACCACCTATTATAGCATTTACTTTAATATCTCCCAATTCTTTATTACACCAATCTGTTTTTCCTATTGTTGCATATTCACCAACTTTACCATATGGAAGAGCAGTTAAAATTTCAACATTAAATCCTTTAATAAATTTCCATAGTTTTTTTCCACCTTTATTCCATTTTATGTCACCCCAATATTTACTACCACCTTGTTCTATTATTTTCCAAGTTTTAGCCCAACCATATTTTTCAACATGATCAGGTAAAGTCTCATTGGTTATTTTTTTAAAACTATCTTTGAAGGTACATAAGACACCATCCATATCACAATATATAATTCTTTTATCCATAATTATAAACCTAATTTTTCTATATCCAAAATATCCATTAATTCAACACTATTTATTATATCATCAAATTTATATAATCTTCTATTTTGATAATCAATAAAAGGAATTTCTAATCGAATAAGTAATCTCCTACATTTAGGTATTATGTGATGAGTTTCCATGTAACCGTTTAGCTTTCTACTTTTTGCTCGTTCTACAATTTGATTGTATATTTTATTATAATTCATAATTAAAAAACCCACATGATTTCAGGGTAGTGGATCCTTACTCTCATATAGGTTTTATAAAAAGTTCTTAATATGTAGCCACTACTCTACATATATAAATATCAAAAATATAAATTTTCATAAGTTTTTATGATATTTCTTGTATACTTTTTAATCGTAAAATCTCATTTTTAATCTTCATGTTCCATGGCCCCCATGTTATGTTATTTAATAACCAGTCACGGTAATAGAGTGGAAGACTCCGTACCTCTTTAGTTTTATGAGACCCAAATGTCATATATACTTTTTCAATATCACCATCTTCAGTAATAATCTCACCCAAATCAGTACCATCTTCTAAGAACAACCCAATCTCATGCATCGGTAGTCCCGTGATTTGTTTTTTACCCGAACCGTATAATTCCCACCGTTCATCAGTTTCAGCGTAATATAACTCCTCAACTTTACCGAACCGTTGTACCGAACCTACAAAGTCAACTACCATACAATTCTCTTTATCATCGTGAATACGTGTACCTCTACCAACAAGTTGATACCACCATGTTATTGACGATGTTGGACGACCTGTTATCACACAATCCAATTGTGGGTAATCAAATCCAACAGTTAACACATTCACTTGTACAACTACTCTGATTCGTTGACTTTTGAATTCTGTTATAACTCTATCACGTTCCTTCTTTTTTGTTTCGCCATGTACTACCGCGGCATCTGGTATCAATCCCGCTAACCGAGTAGCCTGTGCCACCGTTGGTACGGCGATTAATATAGATTTTCTATCTGATAGCTCTTTCGCTTTTTTTACGATTTTAGTTTCAATGTTTTGGTGTTCATAGGCCTTTTCCATTGATTTGTTAGTATAATCAGCTTTGGTTGAATTATACACTAATTTTCCTGAATCGAATTCATACGATTGATACACCAATGGTGTCCAATAATTCAATTTTACAATATCTTGAATCTGTGATACATATAATATGTGTTTGAAAAATGTTCCCTTTGCACTACGATTGGTTAACATTACCAATTTTGAAAACGGGCCATCATCACCCATATTAGTCTGTAATTTCAATGGTGTCGCCGTTAAACCAAGTACATGAGTTACGCGTGAGGCATCTATAAATCTACGTAACATACCAGTTGGATTTCGTGGATACCTATCACATTCATCTATAATCACTTTTGTAATACCAAGTGATCTGAATCTATGTGCTATTTTAATAATAGAACCAATGGTTGCGTATGTAACATCGCCGATTTCTTTTTCACCCATTGAGGCAGAATAAATACTAGCTTCACCACCGAGTGTGGTAAACTTTTCATAATTCTGTTCGAGTAATTCTTTAGATGGTTGAATAACCAACACCTTTTCTTTTAATTCCTTGACAATAAACGCAATAATTATTGATTTACCAGCTGCCGTAGGTGCTACTATTATTCCAGGCTTTATATTGGGTGTGCGAAAAAACTCTGCACCAATTGCCACCATTGGTGTTTGATATGGTCTTAACTTCATTATAAATAATTTTTTCTATTGGAATACCTAATAACATGTTCATTATATCGTTCTTTGAACGTACTACCAAATCCTATTTGTAAGATTTCTGTGTTCTCTGGAATATGTAATCGTTTATTCGTTGCATCTAGTATTTCATCAATTGCTTTATGACGATATACTTTCATACGAATTTTAGCATTACTTCGTTTTGAATTTTTGTATATTAATACCACATCTAGTTTAACTGCAAATGCCATTTGTAAAAATAAACTTTATAACTCACTAAGATACAAAAAATAATTGATATATCCTAATTATTTATTATTTATTTTTCTGTCGTAACTCATTAATAGCTTGATATGAACCACCTCTATGACGAATCCAATAATTTTCAGCGGCTCTATCACCTAACCATTGGTTAGTTTCATCCCATTCGAATTCTGGGTGTGTATAATATGGAACATCGGTATAACTTGTTCGTTCTTTACCCTCATAAAATTCATGTTCGTTCTCACCTTGATGTAGTTCAAGTGTTTCTTTTACACCCTCACTTTTATATGTTTCGGCGGCCTTTTTCAAAGCTTCGTTTGGTTCTGGGGGTGATTCGTTAGCCTCAATCATTGTTGCAACATCTTTAGGTGATGTAACTAGTTGAGGTTCAACTGGTTCCTCTTTTAAGGGTGTCTCCTGTACTTTCTTTGTAGTTGGGTGTTCACCTCTATCTACACGCAAAGCTGTGTTAAATGCAACTATTAATCCAACTGCTAGTGGATCGAAAACAAAGATAATAAACAACGCGAACCAATTAATGACGGTTGACATTGGTTTACCCGTTACCTTTGATAAATATACCAACGCACCGATATCCGATGTAACATCAGCAGTTGTTTGTAAATTTAATAACCTAATATCAATTGCTGTTATGGAATCTAATGCGATTTCTTTTTTTACTGAAATGATATCCTGTTTAGATTTGAAATCATTTAATTGACGTTCCAATACTCTACGAGTGTTTGATGATGTGGTTGTGATAATCTTACCACTAGCACTATCTCTGTATTGAATTACATTATTCGACAACCCCTTTGTTAATTCATTTATAGAATTAGATAATTGGGCTTCTTCATTTGTATAGGTAGTTACTTGGGATTCAAATCTATCTTTGCGTAATTCTAATAACTCGGTTTTATTATCAAGCACATCAAGTTTATCAGATGTACTTTGGAATGCCGCGGTTAGGAATCCATATATCCCCGCAGAAGTTATTATTATCAATATGACAACACCCGCGAACAAATACGCTCGTAATGCTTTGTTAATTTTCTTCCAATAGTTATACAAAAATGAGGCCGCAATAAGTTTGGCCAATTCTAACGAACTAGCCATTAATATTACCGAAAGGGTTGCACCTGCGAATAATTGTGATAAACCTGTTATTGAAAAGAATGCGGCGTTGAACGCTACAAAGAGTGCAGATAAGCCCAATAATATGGTTCTTAACTTCATTACGAAATACTCACTAATTCTGAGATTTTTTCTAACTGTGTTTTAATATCATTTAAGTAACGTTTGGCCTCTGCTGGATCAGAACGTTTTGTTCCGTCTATCATCCTGTCAATTAATTTAACTCGGCCATTTACACCATCTATCATATCCATGATACGGTTTTTGTATAAATCATTCATAATTAATATATTTGTATATTATGTGGTTATAAATATTAGAAATATAAAAAAAGAGGACTCGTAATCGAATCCTCTCTAACATAACCACGTGCGAAAAAATCACTTATTATTAATCAATATTAATCTCAATATCAATAGGTTTCCTTTCTTTTTTTAATGGGATTGTAATTATCAACATACCATAATTAAACTTGGCAGTTGTTTTTTTACCATCTAATTTATCATATAACTTAAACTGAATTGACGGGTGTTTACTTCTTGTACTAGAAATCCCAGTCAAAACCGTTTTATTTACTGTTAAGATATCATCCTTTAACTGGATAGATACATCTTTTGGATTATACCCTGCCATATTAATGGAAATCTGATTATCACCGTTTTCTAATTTTTCAGTGGTGTATTCATTTGATTGAACTTCTCCCGATGTTTTCATATTGTTACTCATATTACAAATATCATCTAAGATATTATCAAATACTTGATCCAATCTATTCTGTCTGTTATTCATTTTTCTATTTTATATTATTAATAATATTATCCTATTGTTCAAATACTGTACCGTTCATGTAAGTATGACACTTTGTCATATTATGATAGTGAAATCTGACAAATGGTCATGTTTTAATCGGAATTAATATCTCGACCTGTTAGTGATTGGTACAACATTTCAACTTCTTCCTCAGTTATACAAATACCAATTCCATTAGAGTTTGCTATTTCAACTACATACGTACCAATTGGTAATGAGATTTCTTCACTTTCATCACTCTCTGATGACATTAAGCAGACTGCCAATTCATCTGGATTATCTTTTGGTAGTGGTAACACCCAATAATACGGGTCATCACCAATATCATCGTCTTCATCATCCTCTTCGTTATCTGGTTCGGAATGTATATATCGTTCCCATCCCTGACGGATAAACATTTTATCGGTAATGGGAGTTTCAGGTATTTCAATTGGTATTATTGATTTGGTCATAATTAATTAAAATATGTAATTAATGATTTGTTTTTTTCACGTTCCCAATCTTTGGTATTAATAGATATACCCAGATCCATAGCGATTTGATATCCACGTTTCCAAGCATCTACTTCACTTAAAAATCTTCCCATTCTATATTCATATAGATATTTATGTTTATCAAGATTCTTATATGAATTAACACCTATGTTTGTGATTGGTTGTAATACACGACCACATTCATGTAACAATGCAAATAAACCATTATTAGTTATATCATAATTATGGTGTATAATTATTTGTCTATTAAAATGTCCTAAGAATTTTGTAATATCACCAAGTGATACTATGATACCCCGTTTATAAAAAATATAATCAGATACTTTTTGAAAATCATCAGGAAATTTTCTGTTAATAAATTTATACTTACCCATACACGCATTTTTCTACAATGTTATAGGTACAAAGATACAAAAAATAATTGAGAATTCCTAATATTTAATTATATTCTGTTAATAATTTTAGAATTTCTTGTAATGATTCATGTCGGTGGTTCTCGGTTAATACAACTGTATATACATACTTAGATGATCTTAACTTTGGTATTTCATGAATAGCTGAATCATTTCTTGATTTTAAATCAATTTGTTGTGGGTCACCTGTAAACATCATTATTGAGTTTCTACCAAGTCTACCAACTGCCATACTCAATTGAGCCTTTGTTAAGTTTTGAAATTCATCAACTATAACTACCGAATCTTCGAAAGTTCTACCTGCAAAGTGTGATAATGATACCAATTCAATCGCCTCTTCCTTTTCCATTGATTCAAGTTGAGTTGGTTTATTATACACTTTTCTCATGTTAGATTTAATTGGAACTAACCAAGGCTCCATTTTTTCAGCAAGTGAACCTGGTAAATATCCATTATCCTCATTGGATACCGTTGGACGTGTTATAACAATTTTATTTACCTTACGTGTAAAATACAAATCAAGAGCAATCTGTACAGCTAATAGTGTTTTTCCTGTTCCCGCAATCCCAGTTATGAAATTATACGGATTATCTAATATAAGTGCTTTAGCTTGTTTTTGTTCGGTTGTTAATACTATGTTAAACTTAACTTTTCCTTTTGGAGATTTTTTTGTTATGTTCTCTGTCATTAAATATGATATTAGTTTAATATAATACTGTTTATCTTGTTTGGTAATCGTGATTGAAGTTTAATAATATCCTCACATTGTTCATAATTTTCATGTGATTTAAACCACTCTAAACAATGAGCTAACAATTCTCGATATTCAATGGTACTAACTACTATAACAGATGATACATTTGGGTGGGCTATTAGCACAAATTTATCATGTCGTTCATCGATAGCAGTTCGTATATTACGTACTACTTGTTCGAAAACAACTGATCCATTTTTCTTTAAAAATCTACTAACACGTGGGTTATTGGTTGGATCTAAATATGTTCTCCAACCTACGGCTGATTGAAATTGTTGTGTCATATTATCTTTATCTATTATAGTATGTACCTATAAATATTAAACAAAAAGATAAATAGACAAATTACTCCTCTATCAATGGAATATCTTCAATAATCTCGGCATCATCTATTTTATCACAAAAATAGTATACACCTTGTTTTACATTTTTAAATGCATGTGAACACCCAAACCATTTCTTCAGGCCAGCAGCATCCTTTATCCTACTGATAGGATAAACGGCTTTTAAGAGATACGGTACTTTGTTTATATACTGTATCTCTTTTTTTAATGGTGATATTCTAGGCATCGTTATCTAGGTTATGTGAATGAATACCTGAAAGGACTAGTATCATTGTTAATATGATACCCCACCATTCAAGTAACGATAAATTAAATGCTGTGATAACGTAATTATCAATTACATTCAATATTAATGTAACTAGTACCAATATAATCGTACCAGTCACCCATTCTTTATGTTCGTTTGTCATATTTTTATATTAAGTAACTCGGACCGTAAGTAGTATATGATGTAGTACCGTTGATAACGTTACCTCTACTATGTTTGGCGGGAGCACTCCATGAAGCGGCTTTCATTAAATCACCAACTTTTATAGGAACACCTTTAAACTCACCATCATACTTACTGATAAAACCCCATACCGAACGGTCTGAGATTAATTTTATATAACGTTGTCCTTGTTTGATTTTAATCAGTTTTGGTGTAAGACTTGGAAAATTTGTTTTGGAGTGAATACCAATCTCGGTGTTAACTTTTATTACAAATTCATCAACACTTTTCATTAATTTTTCTGAAGCTTCCATCATTTTATGTTTTTAATTATACTTTCAATATCTACTACTAAAGTACGAAAAAAATTCGAGACTTCCTAATAAAATCTCGACTATTTTAATATAAATATGTGGTTTTCTTACAATTGAATTGCTTCAATTTCTTTAATAATTGCACCGTAACCTTTGGTATTGATTTCGATTATATTAAAGAGTGAATAATAATTTAATTAATTGTTTTACTAAGTTTTACAACCTTAGTTAGTTGGATAGGGGTAGCCCCATCAAACTTTACATGGTAACAATACCATTGTTTTTCTGATGATAACATTTCATCTGTTACATCTTCTTCGTGATAACATTCAGACCAAAATGGTTGATCGTTAGCATCTTTACCTTTATTCTTTATCTGTGAATATACTTTTTCTACTTTTTTCATGATTATTATTTTTTTAAATTTTATATAAAAAAAAGGGATTCTAACCGAAGTTAAAATCCCTTATGTGATTGAGTAGAGAATTAGTTAACAGAGTATGTTATCTAATTTAATCTGTCTAATTTTCGAAGTAACTCGTGTTATTACTACTACTCAATATTGTAAACAATGATATCCGGCTTTTGTTCGGTATCGTTTGGTGGGGTGATACTGAAACTCACGTACTCGGTTTTATTATGTACTGGCTTCAACCATTGTTATGTCATATAAGGGAAAGTTGTACTGAGCGAATTTGAGTTTATGTACGGGGAATCCCCGCCCTATCGAAGTAACTCATGTACTTACCACTTAATATATTTTATTTGTATGAGCGTTGTTTGTTATATATATATAAGTATATAAAAATAAAACTTTAAGTTAAAGTGCCCCGCGTGGGAGTCGAACCCACAAATCTCTTGAGCCTAAATCAAGCGGCTTTACCATTTTGTCCACCGAGGCATGTTCCCATTGGTGTGCACCCAACGGGAGTTGTTCTTCTGATTGCAAATCTACAGGCTAAGAACGTACCCTACCACATTTACCGAACGTGACCAACGCTAGAGGTTTTATTTCACGGGCTGACCCACCTCTACGAAAAACTACCGACTATTCAATTCATAGATGAACCTTTTTAACGCAAAAGGATAACGTGCTTTTTAATTGTGGAAATGGGAAGTAACGAGCCCCCAATTATAACCAACATCCGATATTCGATGCGTTAATTCATTTCCATAAAACCGTGAGATTACAGGTTATGTGTTAATACTTTCGTTTCCGTACTGATTAGGTGCATCCCAACCATTAAAAACTTATCCACTTACAACATGTAAGTATACCAACATTACCGCCTTTTTTAAAGAGTGGCTATTCTCTTATCGTAACAGAACTACTCAACTATCGTTATTCTCTTGACCTTGCGAGCCATTCACCTCCGCTAAGAGATTAGATGCAAACTCCAATTAAATTTCGTCCCCCTTGCGAGATTCTGAAACTCTACATTATCCGAAGATTGTAGATTTAGGTAATTTGTTCTCTATTACCGTTAGGGGCTTTGCGTTTGTATCAACTTAATGACGGAAGGTGCGGGGATTAAACCCACGACCTCTTGCTTTCAATGCAAGCGCTCTATCAACTGAGCTAACTTTCCAAAGTTATTGGGTTCACTTCTACGTGCCCTAACAGTCGTTTCGTACCCTTTTGAGGTATAAAATGCGACACGTAAACTACGTTTCGGAGTACCAATCCTACTGTGCGTTACTTCAAGTTTACTACGGAAACTTGTATGTTTCCTTTCAACTCTGATAATGAATTCTTGCTCTAATACTGGTGAGTACTTGAACTCAAAGACTACAACTTATTCGATTTTGGTTTCGTTGGTTAGTGTGAATAATAGTGAGGTACTACCCTCTTTTGGTCTCACCGTTAGGCACTAACCTTATCCTTACCAAAGGGACTATTATTCTCCAACTTACTCCATATCCACCACAGTTGACGTGTGATGTCCTATCTTGGTGATAGTTAGAATGTTGCTTATTTAAATAGGCCACGTGAATGGTGAATGGCTGTGAAAGACCACCCTTTTGATACCTTGCGGTATTTTATCTTTTATTGAAACGACCGAAGCCGAATCAAATGGATGTCAAACCACCCAATATTTTCAATACGTTTATGAACTTAATTTATTCTGGATTTTAGTGTTTCTATTTCACGTTCAATCCGATTTTTATCTTTATCTGTTAAAGGAATTAAATCGTTATTCGTTTTTGATACTTTACTACCACGATTCAATTGGAACTCTAATCTTTCGAGTGCGAACACTCTACGAGTTTTCATTCCTTTTCCTTTTTTCTTAACTTTTTTCAATCCTTAAATATTTTTGTTATACAAATATACAACTATTTTTTTTAATATCCTAATTTTTTTTAACTTTTTTTTAGAGGTCGCGGTGGGACTCGAACCCACATGCCTGGTTTTGCAGACCAGTACCTAACCATTTGGATACGTGACCATATAACATAACATAAAAGATACCTTAATTCTTTATCGGGGTTTGCCGTGTTTTCCTCACTCGAAAATACTAGGATTTTCCGATGTTATGTTCTTTGTTAGTATAAAGATACGAAATATATTTTACAATTCCTAATCTTTTTTCACTTTTTTTCCCAACAATAACCACCGGCTGTTTTTAATTTACCATTGGAACAACTTGATATATTACTTACACTTATATTTAACTCAGTTGATGCGTGTGATAATGATTTCCATTCTTTTATAAAAGCCCCATCTTTGTCGTATTGTAGTATGACTTTACTATTCTTATCACTTATGTTTTTTCGTATGGCATCACCATCAGGTGAATTAAGTTTATCTAACCAGGTTTTACTCATTTTACATTTAGTTTCATTCGTTGCGGTTGTACCAGTTCTATCAGGTGGTTTATTTCCTATTTGTTTCTGAATAAGTGACATATGTTGTTTCCATTCCGGTGTGTGGGTTTTTCCAAAAAATGGATTACTATTACCTTGTTTGATATCACTCATTTTTTTAATTGTAGTGAGTGTATGTTTTCTACCAGTCCAATATAATCGTATTTTTTCCTTTGTAGCATCTGTTATTATTTGATGTTTTCTAGCTTCTCGTATTTTCCCCTTAGTATCTTCACTCATAATTCTTCCATTATTATGGAATCCGTCAGATGGGATATGATAATTTCTGTTTAATGGATTGGTAATAGTTTCTTTTATTATTGTACGTTCTTCCTCAATAGCTGTTTCTCTGTTTTTGAAATTTGATTTCAGTATTGTTTTTACTAATCTTGATTTATCATCTGGTTTCCACGTGTAATAACTACCCATGTAAGTATCATCATCAATACTGCAGTTACAACTCCTACTTCCAATATAAAATTCATTAGTTATTGGGTCATCTAATCTATAAACGTAATGGTATTTATTCTGTTTCATATCAAAAAACCTATATGCTTTCGAGGTGGTTGTTCTCTACTCACATATAGGTTTTTGTTAAATTTCTCAAATATATGTAGCAACCACTCTACATATATAAATATAACAAAACTAAAAAACCCTTATTAATCCAGAAACAAATAAGGTTTCCATTCGTCTGGAATATATTGCAATTGTTTCATTAACATTAAATAATGTGGCCTTCGGGGTTGTGGTATTTCTTTACCGTATTCTTCCAACGTTAAATCGGCCTTTTCACTATTACAAGTTTTACATGCAGTAACTAAGTTATTCCATGTATCCGAGCCACCCTTTGATTGTGGTATAACGTGGTCAAGTGTCAATGTTCTCACATTTCCATCACCACAGTACACACATTCGTAGTTATCTCGTTTGTAAATGTTAGTACGTGATAGTGGTACTTTGTGTACACGTGTATCAACGTGTTTGTAAATTCCGATAATTGACGGTTTCTTAATATCAAGTTCAGGATTTACCAATTTGAACGATTCAGGGTGTGTGTTGAGTATATCTGCGTTTCCTTTGTAAGAAATCACGAATGCTCTCTCTGTAGTTATAATGCTTTTCGCCATATAACTAGAGTCAATAACTAATGTTTTTCTGTACTTACTCATGATTTCTATTTATTTAATTTATACTGAGCGAGAAATGAGATTCGAACTCACGGCCTTCTGCTTGGCAAGCAGACTATCTACCACTGATATATTCTCGCAATTTATTTGTACCTCTACCAAGACTCCAACTCGGACTGTGGGGTTAGAAATCCCATGTGCTATGCAGTTACACCATAGAGGTAAGTTTACCGAATTTCGTTTCGGTAAGACGTGAATATCGGAACTCCTTGAATTCGGATATTCAATGAGCGGCTACGCCGCTAGTGCGAAGTTGTTATTTCTTCTTATCGTATTAATCTCTTTCTACCATCATAATTACTGTCTAATACCATGCATACCCCGTGTTGTTTCTAATTCTAAGTGGAGTATGTGGGAGTCGAACCCACGTCCAGATAACCTGCTAATAAACATCATTAACTAATACTTGTACTCCTAACTGGAATCGAACCAGCAAGACCGCAATGGTCACTTGGGTTTAAGCCAGGCGTGTTTACCTATTTCACCATAGGAGCAATTTTATTATTTTTATTTCTACAACATTTTTCCAGTCATTCATGTTTTAAGTTTTAAAAGTTGGTATCCCTAGTGGGACTCGAACCCACGTGGTTTGGCTTATGAGACCAAGCTGGTGCCATCTCCAGTCTACCCCGCGATATATTTTTAAGAGTTGTGAGGGTGGGAATCGAACCCACCACTTGAACCTTATGAGAGTTCCGCTCTACCACTGAGCTACATCACAATGTTTATTTTCTACTTAATTTTTTTTTCCAATTCTCATCATTTTCAAATTCAGCGTAAAACGAATAATCACAATAATCATAATCGTTAATAACCGTTTTTGGATTTGGAATTTCTTTACCCTGTTTCAAAAATTGTTTTGAGATTCTACGAATAATTCTATGATACAATCTATGATCTCTACTATCTTTATAGATTGCCTTTTTATAACTTCTACTCATACCAATAAATATTAAGTTGTTAAAATAAACACCGTACACATA